GCTCGTTATGGGAACGGACTTTACTGCCACTAATGGAAGTACTATTACAGGTCTGTCAGCATTAACAGCTTCAGATGTCGTTGAAGTGATCGCACTCTCTACGTTCAGTCCTGCTGATACAGTACCTGCAACAGGTGGCACGTTTACTGGTAACGTAGTAATGTCAGGGAATCTGACAGTCAATGGTACTACGACTACTATTGATACTACCAATTTGATTGTTGAGGATAAGAACATTGAGATGGCTTCTGTAGATTCACCTACAGACTCAACGGCAGACGGAGGTGGCATTACCCTAAAGGGTACAACGGATAAGACAATTTTGTGGGAGAATGATACGGATTCGTGGAACTTTAACCAGAACATTGAAACTTCTACAACAACTAAAGTTAAACAAAAAGGAGCATTTATGCAATCAAGTACACATCAAGCATGGGTAATGGGAGGTTAATATGGCTATACCAAGTGGGTCAGGAAGCGAAGTTTTACGGAATGCTGCAATTAATGCAAATGGAGCAACAGCAACAGCACAAGTAGATTTTGGAGGTACAACAGGAACAGGATCAGTACGATCTTCTGGCAATACTTCTGGTGTTGTTGCTGTACCAGCAAATGTAATTATTACTATTCTCAATATTACTTGTACTGCTGGTAATAATGGACATACAATTAGAGGTTCAGTAGATTGGCAGGGTAGTGGTACAGATATTTCGATTTTTTACCAAACTGGTTTAAACGATAATGAAACATTTGTTTATAATGACAAGATTGTGCTACGTGAAGGAGATATTCTAGAACTCTATAATAGTGTGGCCTCATGCGATTGGTCAGTAAATTTTATCTACCAAGATTGGACATAGGAGAGACTCATGAGTGGAATAATTGGAGGAGCAGGATCAAAGTCTGGTGTTATCGGGCAGACTGAACTGGATTATGAGGAAGGGGAATGGACACCTACAAATTCAAATACTTTGACAACAGCTGATGGATATTATACAAAGATTGGTAGACACGTTTTTTGCACTTTTCATATCGTTGTTGGTGGTAGCTCCCCACTTTCAGGTGATATGGGTGGATTACCTTTTACGAGGATAGATGCGACAGGTGGTGCTGTTGGTTATCATAATCATAATACAACAACAATGAATGCCTCTTTAGAGTCAGTAGGAGGCACTGGGTGGTCTTTTAGAACTGGTTCCACACAAATATGGCCGTCTGCTGGTAAGATGGTAAAAGGATCAATGCAATTTGTAACAAGTTAATAGAATAAAAGGACAACATCATGTCATTAGTAATAGACAAAATAGAAGTAGTCACCGATTACAAACATCTCCAGATTCGTGAGATTACTGATTCAGGTGGATATCATCGGAGAGTGCTTACTTGTGACCAGACTCTTGCAGATGACGAACATCAGGAAGTAAAGGACAAAGCAGAAGAAGTCTGGACAGATGAAGTCAAAGCATCTTGGGCAACATTCCAAGCAGAACAACAAGCAAAAATGGAGGCTGAATGAGCAGAGCAAGAATCCTAGCAGATTACGTTGCAGGAGGCACAACTGCGGCAGAGTTTGATTATCTGGATGGTGTTACATCCAACGTGCAGACTCAGCTAGACAGGCTTCCAGATCAAGGGGTACCCCACATCATCCCCAGTGTGCTGTATCCTGCGGTTGCTGGTAAACTGTTAGATGGTTCTACCTCACATGGTGCAACGTATGGTGTTGCTCAGGGTGATGGACGTAGTTATTACTACACAGACATCAAGGGTAGCAAGCCAATTAAAGACCCTAGAATTGGCGCACACTTTGGGAGTCAGAGGCATAAGTTTAAGTCAATACAACTACTGGAACAAGAGACTGCTACTCATGGTGAAAATGTTTATTCTTTTGATGGAAGGGAATGGATAAGAGCTGTCGCTTCGTATCTGGTAGAAATAAATAATGACACAGGGCAGAATTTTCAATTCGGTAATAATGTTTCAGGTGATACTGAATTTATAGAAATTATTGGATACTTTAATCAAGCAAATATTTTGGGATATTGTAATAATTTTTCTCCTAGAACTTTTACATCAACTGTTGTAAATGGTGATACAGCACATACCACAGACACCACTTTCCAAACCTCTGTATCCACTCCACTTGGTAGTCGTTATGTAGATTCGGGTTCTTTAGTTAAAGTTGAGATGGAGACTATTACATCACCACAGATTACTACTTTAAAGTTAGTTCCAGTAGATGCTGCTCAGATGAATCTTTATGGCATAGAACTAATAGCCCAAGACACCACATCAACTACAACCAAATCACAGATACAGATTCCCTCACAGAATGTAGTATCCTACGGAAAGAAGTTTACTGTTGCTGCAGCTGCACATCATTACGATCCGTTCAATGGGTTTGTTAATGATACTACTTTATTTGCTTCTGTAGTGGATATGGATACTTCACTTGGATTAGGCACAGCAACAACATGGGGTGCGGCTTGGGATAAAGGAAGTGATAACCATATAAGACCATACAACGGAGGGAGAGTTGTTAAATGGGTTGACTCTTCAGGAGTTATTAAAACATCAGTAAACATGATGCCTCCTAATGCTCAGAATATTAGCACAACTGCGGCTGCTGAAATAACCACTCCTAGTGCAACCAATACATACCTACCAGCATTTAGTGATGATGCAGTAGACCACTCACAAGCAGAAGTTGCAAAGACCTTCCATATCAGAGAGTTTGGGAATGGTTCTGCTAATGGGAATGCTACTTATGCAGACCCTTCAACAGTAGTAACTGATAGTGGTGATGATTTAGCCTATGTAATGGATGATGGATTAACTTCTTTTTCTGGCGCAAGTGGATCATCAAATGTTGTTGGAGGACATGGAACAGCAGCTGGTTCTGGGATTTATACTTCTACTAATAGTACCAGTATGTATGTCACATTTATGGGAACAGGACTATCTGGTGGTATTGATAATACTTCAGATTCAACTAGATCAGGTACTATAACTAATGTTGCTCAGAATCTTCCTTATGGTACACATATTCTTAAACTAACGAGAGGAACTTACCCTGCTTCAACTATTCATATTGATGGTGTCCAAGTTTACTCTGGTAGCACACCATACACTCAGATAAGAGAGCTTACCTTCCACCAACCCAAGATGCCACCGATTCCAGAGGATGCTGTAGTCCTTGCAGATTATATGTTGATGGCAGATTTTGTACCAATAGGTGCGGAGGGTATTGATAGAATTAGTAAAGGGGTTCGAGTAGTATCTGGTACAAGAGATGTATTTTATGATGGTGGTAGTCCGGGCTTTAATCTTGATGTTGGTAATTTCATGGGTATGACTATTTCAGCAACTAATAGTACCTCAAATCTATCTAGGATTACTGCTTTTACACCAAATGTTGTAAAAAGACTGTATAATGTGGATGCAAGAGAGCAAGCCTTTTATATTAATGATACTGCTCATTCTTCTGCCGATGCTACTACTGAGGATGGTAGTGGACATGGTTCTTATCAGTATCCAGCAAGTGTAACTCTTGGAAATAATATATTTGAAACTCATGGAGCTTCTGGTGGTGCAACAACTTATACTCATGCCTATGAAATAGCATCCCCAATCCACACATCCTCCCACTACCAGACCTTTGAAACACCCTTCCTGCATGAGTTAGTAGGAGGTGATCGAAACATGGAACAGACTAATCTGGTGGTTACTCCCGATGGTAAGACATGGGATGAGGTTACTAGGGATGTGAGTTATATTGGGAATTTTAGATGGCGAGCAAGTATAGAAAGTGCTCAAGTATCAAACACTACTAATATTCCATTAGATGAACATCGAGGTACTTATCACAATAGTACATTAAATTTAGGAATCAAGGATTTTACATGGGGTTATGACAGACTAATTTGTTTAGTTGGAGGAGAGTATCAAATAAATTGGACAGACGTATGGGATGCAGATGCTACTGCACAACTGATGAAAATAACTAAAAATGGGGCTATAGTTTTCAGAACTGAAAATTCTCATACAGCTGCAACACCCGGCACTATTTCAGTTCATCTCCAGTTAAAAAGGGGAGATTATGTCCGATTTATGGGTACTTATGCGAATAATAATGATGCAGATAATTATCCTTATTCACATTGGAATATAGTAAAGGTTTAAAATGTATATATCACATAAATCAAATGTACTCCAAACATTCCATGAAACAGAATGGCAATGCAGGAGAAAAGTAAAAGGATTAGATAAGTCTGAATATTGGGCTTGGATTGGTACTATTACATCTGAGGATGATGATGGTCATGATGTCACTACATATCCTTCTGAGGACTTCACAATAGTTGAATGTACAGATGAAGATGTACAGGCAAGACTTGCTCAGCTTGGTGATTATATAAGCATGGAAGGAGTCTACAACATCAAATGGTCAGACTCTAAAGTATCAGCAGTCACAGGTCAGGACATGGCTGGAGAAGACATAACAATCCAGACTCACTTCTCTGGAGATGATACTGCAAAGGATGCTCGTTTACTGGCAGATAAATGGGTAAGAATACGTAGAGATAGAGACAGGAAACTAGCTGAGACTGACTACTTAGCACTGTCAGACTCTACATTAGCCTCTGACATGAAGACCTACAGGCAAGCACTCAGGGATGTGCCAGCAGATAATGCTGATCCAGATGATATTAGTTGGCCTGAGAAACCTTAATCGGACAAAAGTGTCCGAATG